ACTTTCAACTACATTAATTCTGGCGTTTAGCTTTTCAATAGTGATCTTATTATCCTCTAGTATCTGAGAGTGGATTTTGGCTTGATCCTCAAGGGCTTTAATGTTGTCGTTTTGTAGCTCAACTGTGCCCTTATAATTATTGTATCTTACAAAAGAAAATACCGCACCCGAAATACCAAGTATACCTATGCCATAAGATATCGGTATAATACTCTGTAATATACTCATACTCATTTACCTATCTGCTTCCAAAACTCTGCACCAGCAATCTTCTTGGCACTCTTTTTACTCTTGCCCTCTTTTTCTAGTTTGTGAGTCAGGGATTTAAAGCCTGTACCTTTTTTATTCTTTTTGCCGAAGTCATGCCCTTTTTTGGCTTCTTTAACGACTTTAGATTTAACTACATCAGATAATTTCATTATATGATTCTCTCTTTCTTTTGGGTAGTACGCTTGGTACTTGGTTTACTTTTCGCTTTATCAAATTTGACTTTAATCTTCAGGCTTGAGGGGCTTTTTTTACCTATAACATCACTCAACACTTGTTGGGCTAAGTTCTTAGTAAAGTCCTTGTCGGACTTACTTTTTTCTAGCCACTGTTTCACCTGCTTATTCATTGCAAGTTTCCGCCTTTATAACTTCAAAGGTAGCATGCAAGCGTTTTTTATTGTCGTCATATCTATCTTCATGTACCCCAGTTTCTCTTATTTTAAGATGTATCTCATAAGTCTTTCCGACTTTCCAATCTTTTAGTTCTGGTAAGCACTTACTGTCCAGGCTAATGGTCGGTTTACTTGGTACTATATCAGCTATGTTCATTTTACAACCTTTACTAGTTTAAGCCCCATTTTACTCCAAACAGGGTTTAAAAATCTTTTAGTTTGATCTTGTATGTATTTAGCGTCTTTCGGGGCTTCTTTAGACAGCCTACCATAATCATAAGCAAGTTCAGTCGAGTGGTCGAAATCATGCCTCAAGTTATACTCGGCACTATCTAAAATATGACCTAAGTGTATTTTCTCATCATTGGGGGTAGCTGGTTTTGGGCCTTTACCCTCCATTAACTGGCCGTCACTTCTATGCTGCATATTCAATTTATACCTGGCTGAGGAGTGAGGTGTCTTGTTTTGTAGTATGTCGCTTAATTTTGTCATAGTTGTTAAATAAAAAAACCCAAGACATTTACATGCTCTTGGGCACTTGCTAATGCTTGCATTATATAATACTATGATTGTAAATGGCAATAAGGATAACCAAAAATGCTAAATCCAACTAAGAAATTTGCTTTGGTTGAACTAATAGATAAATATGAGGGACTAGCCACACTTGAGGGTAAGTATAACGACCGAGTTAGTGGAATCTGTCTAAGTGTAGGTGATGAAAAATACAATCACTATGTCGGTAAACGTCTTTACTGGCAGGAGTTTAAGGCCGGTGATGTAATAGAAAAAGATAATAAAAAGTATTGCGCAATACTATTAGAGGATATATCGGTTTATGAAACAAGCTAAACACTTAATAACGGGGCAGGAACTAGATAATAAAATTAAAAGCGGTCTTGAACAGGCATACATTTTAGAAAAAGCTGGATATGGCCCAAGAGCCGGCAACGTCATGTTAGAGCAAAACTATGGCGATCCTCAGATATCAAGAGACGGCATAACCAATATACGAAGATTTTTCTTAGAAGACCCCGTCGAAAATGAAGCCGTTAGAGCAGTTTTCCAAGCTAGCTCTCAGAGCAATAAAAACGTAGGTGACGGTACGACTGCCACTATTCTTTTAAGCGTACTCTTATACAATGAAGCCCAAAAACAATTATCGGCTGGTAAAAACCGTATGGAAGTAGCCCGACGACTTAAAGAGGTTTCCTACGACGTTATTGAACAATGTAAACAATTAGCCAAGCCCTTTAGTGACGATCTACTCCCCAAGATAGCCGAGATAAGTGCCGGCAACGAACAGCTAGGCATTTTAATTAGCACCCTCTTTAGACAACTAGGGATTGACGGGCAGATAGTAGTTGAGGCCTCAGGTGAAGACGGGGTTATAGGGGATGTCATTGACGGCTTTTGGTTTCCTAAGGGCTTTACTCATGTATCTCTAGCTAATGATCCCTCTAACCTTGTTAGCAAGCACTCCAATGTACCAATTCTAATATGTGAACGCCCTATGCGGACAACAGCCGATATTGCCCCCTTATTAACTAAAATCATGCCCCACTACAAGGACATTATTTTAATAAGCGAGATAGGTAACGAAGTCGCTGATTTTCTCATGCTGAACCACGTTAAAGGCATAATTAACGTCACCCCAGTTGAACCGTTAGGCTTTGAGGGTAAGAGGTCGCTTTTCCTTGATGATCTATGTGCCGTTGTCGGCGGTCGCCCCTATAGGTCTTCGCCTGAAGACTTTAAACTAGAGGACTTAGGCTATGCCGACAGAGTCCTGATTGACGGCAAGTCTACTACTATAGTTGTTGATGAATCTAACGAAGATAACGATATTGTACTATTATCTCGTAAGCAGAAAATTGCCGAGCTAAAACAGCAATTAGCTGAAGCCTCAGATATTATAGATGTTGACGCCCTAAGAGAGAGAATCACCCGTTTAGAGGGTAAGCTAGGCTTTATCCGAGTAGGTGCACCGACTGACCTTGAGCGTAACGAACTAAAACTTAGGGTAGATGACGCTGTCTGTGCTATTAAATCCGCCCCAGCTCTTGGTGTATTACCGGGCGGAGCTGTGGCTTTAGCTAGAGTTGATGCTGCTGAGTTTTCACCTGCCTACCAAAGACTTATTATGGAACAGGCAGATAATGCCGGGCTTAACGCCCAAGAAGTATTGTTCAGGGTTAAACAAGCTAAAGACTGGCAAGGTATAAACTTTAAGACGGCTGAAAGCGTTAAACTAGTGAACATGCTAAAAGAGGGAATAATTGACCCTTGCCGAGTTGTAGAAGAAATAGTTAAAAATGCTACCTCAATTGCCTCTATGCTTATTACGGTTCAGGCAACAACTGTCTTTGTAGATCGAGAAGAAAAGGTTGAGTAATGGAGGGCACTACTTGGACTGGCGTTAAGGCGGATAATAAATATACCCCTCAGCCTGAGTATGCCGATAGCCGTGAACTTAATAACCTGGTTCAACGTGGCATAGCCCCCACTCCTAAGCCTATAACTTCACTAGAACACCAGAGTGTACCAGATCGCCATTTTAACCAATACGGAGTGTTTTTAACGCCTAAAGACAAAGAACTAGTAGAAATAGTGCAGTTGGCTATTAAGAACGGCTGGAAGTGGCAGGAAATAGTCCACGAGAGTATTATAAAAGGCACAGAAGCTGTAAGTGTTGTTAAAGCCCTAAAAAAGCGTAACGCCGATATCCGCTCCCTGATTCTTAACCTAGACTTTGCTAAAGCCCTGTTCGGGGATAAATATAAGGAGGTTTTATCCGAACTAGTCCTTGAAGCAGATTTATTAAAAGCAGTAAGGAGTAAATTAAATGTTTAGTGCATTACTAGCAACCTTTATGGTAGGGTTCGTTTTAGGACTGATTCACTCTAAACTATTAGAGGTAAGTAAGAAAATAACAGAGGTACATAAAAAGGTAAACGAAACTCCGCCCCCTAAACAATCATATGTAAGTCTACCCTCCTATTCTACCCCCAGTGTAACCAGACAGACTTCACAGGTTATTAACCCTAAGAGTCCAGAACAACTTAACCGAGAATCAGCCCTTAAATCTATGCAGGAGTTGGCCAAAAGATGATTGCCCTCATAAATGGTAAATTAGTGACCGATTCAGCCCCTCTGCCCACAAAGCACAGTGACCAGTACAAACAATACCGTCACGAAACTCAGCGAGCCGACCACAAGGCAGATATCGTTCAGCCCTATGACCATAACGGCAACCCTAACCCCGAGTTCATACATATATATAAAGATCGAGCCGTTGATTACTTCGGTATCGATAACGTAAGACAATACGGTAATTTATAAGGAGATAATATGCCACGAAAAATACCAAGCAGTAAAGACCCCCTAGAGTTTAAAATCAACCCCGACCAGATGAAAGAGATCGACATTTTAAGGCAAAAGACATTTGAAATCTATAACTTTAACCGTGCCATGATGATTATGCTAGTTAAAGAAATGGCCGCAAACCGTTGGGCATTTGAAGACTCAGACCCTCTTAAGGTAGAATTCGACCCTCAGAGCCTTATGGTTAAAGTATCAGTTGACCAGCTTGCCGAAAGCGTATCTTGACTTTAGCATAACTATGTGCTAGATTTAAGTTAGTAAAGAAAGGCACAACTATGAAAGAATCAACTAAAAGAGGTATAGCTAATGGCGCAAAAGCAGGTGGTATCGCCGGTAGCTCTATATTTCTTGCCATTGTTGGTCTATTGCTTATTGGTTTCTTTTTCGCAGCAATAGCTAGTAACTAACCAGCGTTACCAACTTGAGGGCTTAATGCACCAAGTATATTTGACAGTGATCCTATGTTAGCATTGGCTGTAGGTCCGTTCATAAAGATAGATGGCATGACACTTTGTGCGCCGCCTATACCAGCATTGTTTAAGATTGAGGCTAAACCGTTTTGGCTGTTCTTGAGTTGACCTAACCTTGAGGCTTCGCCACCTCCGAATAATGAGGATATGTAGCTTAAAGCTCCGCCTGCTGGGCCTTGTGCGCCGCCAGCTTGCCCGTATAGTCTTAACATACTCTCAATAGCTGCCTGAGCTTCTGAGTACTTTTGGGCGGCTTGCATTAAGCTAGTTACACTTGAGGCTGGTGAACCGCCAGAAATCATGGTTGGGTTGATAGCCTGTTCAGATAATAGCTGCTCGGCATTAGCTAAGGGGTTAGAGTATGGGTTAGGGGTTTGTTGGATTTGTTGAAGTGCATTTTGTATCATAGGATCTCCTGTTGCGTTAGGTGTTTGTGCGGTTGCCATATTGCCAACTGCGGTTGCCGGTACATTAGCGTACTTGCCGGCTCTTGTTAATAAATTACCGAGTTTAGATACCGTATCGCCATTGCCAAATATCTCTGGGGCGTCTTGGGCGATAGCAGCTAAGTCAAGGGCGTTCATAAGCGTACTCTTTTTACCGCCTGATACTTCCTGACCTACTCCAAACAGTGCAGCAATGTTTCTTAGTGATTTTATATTCTTACCGCCAGCTTTTGCTGGTAGCTCGCCGGCACTCTCTTTGGCTCTAGCTAGTCCTCTTGGAGTAGCAACGGCCTGTTCATCACGAATTGCGGAGCGAGAAATATTACCCATTTCAGCAAACGGTCTTTTAGCGGCAACAAGGTCAGCATGGGTTTTGGCGTTGTTTATTTGTTCTTCAACATAATCCGCTTGTTTCTGGCCGTACTCTTGCACCAAGGCGGCTTTTTCTTCGGGAGTAACAGTTCGGGCTGCTATAGAGGCGTTGACTTCAGGTGTTCCAGCCACTTCCTTAGCCTGCTTATATAGTTGGCTTATCTGGTTATATTCTTGTTTAAGGGGTGTAAAGTCTTTTGGTGAGGCAGTTCTAGCGTTTTCCATTAGTGCCCTTGCTTCACGTTCTTGAGCCCCTAGACTCTGTGCAAAGTCATTAGCTTGCTGGGGAGTTATAGTATCAGGAAGTTGTGTAAATGCACCATTTTGCACTATACCTGAGTCCATAAGTGCCTGTTGCTCTTGTGGGCTTAAGTTCACAATGTTATTACTAGATAATAGTTTATTAGTTTCTATTGGTTTGCCAGTGGACAACGCTTCATTATCGACTTGGTTTATAAGGTCACCTCCTTGTGCTACATGAGCCATTTCTTCGGGGGATGCCGGGTTACGACCGAACTGTGTCATAAGCCCCTGATTATCTTTTAAGTTGTTGGCAATCTGTACACCATCGTTAATCCCCCCAAATGCGTTTTTGGTGGACTGTGCGGCATCAAGTGCCCCTTGTGCTGCCTTTTCTGATGCGGTCTGGGCTGCCATGTCTGACCCGACTTGACCTATAGCTTTACCACCCATGCCTAGTAATTTACCAACTCCGAATCCAGCCAAGTTAGCCCCAGCTCCAATACCTCCTTGCGTAAGGTCGTTCATCTGAAAAGGGTTTTGTCCAGATAGGCCATTTTCTGTAGCTTGTCCAGCAGCACCGCCTAATCCCGATAATAGGGTGGACATTGTAATTGGGTTAATTAAAGGCGTGGCTAAACCTCCCGTTGCTACATCAGCAGCACCCCCTAAAAGATCGCCACCAATACTTCCAACGGTACTACCTATAGTAGGCAACCACCTTTCCCAACCACTAGGCTGGTTTTTTGGCACAGCAGGAGCTGGTGCTGGTTTTGGCATAAATGCTACTGGGTTCATTATAGTATCCTAGCTGCTGAGCTACCTAAGCCAAACGGATATGTCCAGCCAGAGCCACTTGAATTATTTGGTTTTGTTGCGGTATTACCACTTACTGCTGGGGCGGCCGAGGGAATACCACTGAGAATTGAACTAAGTTGACTAGAATTATCCCCCCATACATATGGTGAAAAGGCTGAATTAGAGGCTATGTAGTTGGCTAGTTGTTGGGTGTTCATACTACGTCTGGATATCAAATCTTGAAGAATTGGTGAGGCTGCACTATTACCTGATGCCACCATAGTCTGAAGTAATTGAGGTAATGTCTGACCTGTATCTCTAGCGTATGTTGCTGCACTGATAGGTGCTGCCCCACCCTTAGTTGTTGATGGTGATGAAAACGAATAGTAACCATTCTTGCCTTGTTTCATAGTAGCGTTTTCGGAGTTTTGGTTGGTGTTTCTAAGGGCTATAGTTTGTTGTGATTGAAGAGCGGCCTGAGCGTTGGCTTTAATCATAGCTGCCTGAGCTTGTTCAGCGGCAGCTTGAGCAGTGACATAACCGTTATATGCACTCTGAAGTTGATTCAACTGCTGGGCGTTGTAGTAACCTTGTTGTGAGGCTACGGTTTGGATATTGTTTAATTGGGAAACAGCGTTTTGCATTTGGGCGTTAGCTTGCTGGTAGAGATCGTTGTAGCCTGTCTGTTGGCCTTGAGTCATGTTATTAGCATTAGTGACGTTCTGACCGTAAAGAGCTGCCTGAGCATTTAAGTTCCCTTGTAGGCCGCTTAACATCTGGTTAGTGCCTGCCATGCCTGTTTGGAGTGAGTTAGATAGATTTGCGAGGTTCTGGGTTACTTGTCCTGCTGTTGCCCCTGAATAGTTACTCATCTGTTGGGCTGCTTGAGGGGCATTGGCGTAGGCTTCAGCACTATTGGCTGAGGCTCTGGTGGCGTTTGACAAACTATTTTCTAGTTGTGAGGTGGTATTAGCGTTGTACCCCTGATTAGCTTCAGAGGCATTTAAGTTACCCAAATAATTCTTGGTGTAGTTCTGGGTGTTATTAAGTAAATTCTGGTAGGCTGAATTAGCCTGAGCGTTAGTCTGGCCGTAAACATTATTGGCAGTATTAAGCTGAGCCTGATCTTGGGCAGTACGCTGTAATCCTGCTTGTCGGGCTTGGTTGACTAATGCGTTTGTTCCTTGGGCTGATTGAAGTGTTGCTGGTGGCATTTTTGTCCTTATAAAATAAAAAACTCCAAGAGCTTTACTGCCTCTTGGGGCTACTTTTTACATTATACCACTATGGTACTAAAATTCTATAGTAATAATCTACAGTGTAGGCAGAAGTAGGCGAACCGGCTGTTTGAGCAAAACCTGTAATATACAAATTTGTATCGTCAACGGTAGAAACAACAGTAGCTTGGCCATCTCCACTTGACCAAGGTGTCATTAATCCCGACAAACTAAAGGTAGATATTGAAAAACCTACCTGCCATAAAAGATTAGAGCTTCCAAAATTATGGGCTATAGTTGCAGTTGTAGACACTACAGAGCCACTACTACTTGGTACGACAAAACTACCAGAGCCTTTAAGTAATATTTTAAGAGAAGCAGTTGTGCTACTCATTTGAATATCTAAAGGGTTAAGACTCATGATTGTGGCTCCGCATATATCCTATAATAAAATGTTCCAGAAGCAGTACCATTATTGAACTGACAATATAGGTCGGTGCTGTTAGCGTATAAACTGCTAACCTGTAGTTGGTTGGACTCCCCATAATATACTAGGTCGCTAGATGTATTAACATAGTAATAATAGGTATCACCTGAAAACAGAACATAGCATTTAAAATACGGCGTATACCCAAGGTTATGAGATATTGTTACTAATGGGTCTTTACCAGAAAAGTCCGCAGACCCTGTAGTGGCTACATATTCATATCGGGCGACAGAGGCGAAAAGACTATCTGCAAGATTTAAACTCATTAGTGGTCTACCTCATCTGTCCATACAAACCACCGAACATTTATACTTACTGTACTAGAGTTGTAATTAAAATAAGAAATTCCTATCTCACTAGACGTACAAACTAGGCACATTGGTAGTAAATTTATTAAAGTCGTGTCCCCAGAACTAGCGTCATTAAATTGTCGCCAAACACTATCGGAGGTTAATTGAAATGTACCGTCAACTACTGGGGGGAAACTTAACGAAAAAGTTTTTAAGCTTATAAAATTTGGCGTTGTGCCACTATTTACAGATAGATCAATACTGCTAGACTCCCCTTGATATAAAATCTGATCTATATCCCAATTAGAGCTGAAATATAGGTCTGCATTATTAACCCCCATATGCTTGATCCACACTTGTTCCAGGTACAGTTATTACCATGCCGTATGTGCCGTCAGGCAGTAAGCCTATTCTAATTTGTTCTACACCGTCTTCATAAACACTTAATTGGGTTGAGGTTAGCTGTATAGAATTAGTAGAACTATTGGGATTTAAAGACAGTCCGTTTGCATCTAAAATTACTGACCCACCGCCTGCCGATAAACCATAATTACCCCCCGATAGTAAACCCTCTTGCAGGGTAATATTACCGTTATTATCTCTCCAGGTTGTAGTTGAGTAGTCATTGGTGTACATCATTTGAGAGGGGCTAGCCTGATTGACGTTTATGCCGGGGAGTGAAACAGCTATCCCGAAAAAGTTATTTGAGTTAGTTTGGGGATTCATTTTAACCTCCTGTATTAGCTGAACTGTTAGTTATAGTGCCTTGTGAATATCTAGTTGTGCCGGCACTATCGCTCATGGTTACCTGCCCACTAACAGCTTGCTCACCTGTGTTAGAGCCACCCGTTGAGAATACTGGGTTAGTCATGGGGTTAGAGGCTTGTGCGAAGTAAATTAACCACTCTAGGCCGACATAAGGGATTTGGGGATAACCTGGTTCGACTTTAATCCCCTGAGTTGAGGGGGCGACTATATTGAACTGCATATTACCTACTATTGGATTAGCGGCAAAGGCGATTGACGGGTCGTTTTGTGAGCTGTTAGAGATAATGTTCGATCCGACATTACCAAACATATCCTCTGGGTCATCATACATATCTAGTCCTGTCCTGGCAATTCATTAGGTTCAAGGTCAACCTCTTGTGATAGAGGATCGATCTCTGGGGCAAAACCTAAAATCACCGCTGGCTCTGTTGCCCCATTATTTATTAAAACACAACCGTATTGTAATTCATGAAACCTAAGATTATTCCACTCTACAAAAGCACTGGTAGCCCCTGTTGTCACCCCTGTGCCATACTGTCTATCAGCTCTATCGACTGACCACCAAGGTATTAAAGTCCACCCTGACGGCAAAGGTTCACAACTAATCTTATACCTAACTGCCATTTTTTCTTTATAGACAACGCCCCCGTCAAAGATTAAAGAGGTGAAAGTAGCGAATTGAGCAGGGTCTGAAAAGTTATCCACAACGTCAAGACCTGAGTGAACCACTCCGCTACTATCGGTATACTGCCATGAGGAGTAAAGAGCGTCAACAAAGTTAACACAACAGCCAAGTTTTAGGTTATTAGTAGAGCTGTAGTTCTGATTAGACTTCGTATTAGTTTCCTGATCGTACTGAACAATAGATTGCGAGTAAGAATAAACATAAGAGTTAGGGTAGGTAAGTTCAACCCCACCCCATGACCATATACCATAATCTATATTAGGGTCGGTAGTAAAGCTAGGATAGCCCATCATTAAAATATTGTAGCGGTTGGTAAAGCCGTTAGGGTTAACCCTTGTCTGGTCTTCAGCGTCCATATAGTCAGTGTTCTGGTAGGCTAACTTCCTAACTTTAAGCACCGTCTGACCACCACTCCAGGCGTACAGTGAACCTGCTATCTCCATATAGGTGACGTTATTAAATGAGGTTAGGCCATAAGGTGCACCCATAGGCAAATCGATATAGAAAGCAGGGTTAGAAGTTGAACCGTCCCAGAAGTACAATCGTCCGAATTGAGCATTTTTAGTTGAATCAGTTGAGCGTATCTCAGTCCCTATAATCAGATATCCATAGTTAGAAGACATACCGCAAACTTCCTCACCTGGTCTAAACACTAGGTTGTGTCGTTGAAATTGTGAGTTAGAGGGGTTAGCGTCATTACCAAAGTTATAGGTCGCAAGATAGTTACCGTTACCTATACAGAGTAAGGGGCTACCCGTACCAGTAAAGTAGGCGGTTGGATGCCAAGTATTATTAGTAGTAACTAGGCGGTCGGCGAATACTAGCATATTACAGTTATTGAGGTCGTTATTGTCAGCCGTGTAGACAGTGGCCGTATCGCCTGTCACACTTGAAGTTAAATGAAAGTGATAAGTGGCCGTATAGCCTACGTTAGAAGCCGATACATACGCCCTAATTGGTGAGCTAAAGACAAAGTTGTTCCAGCCTTTTACCATATCCGAGTTATCGATTGTAACGTCACCTAAATTATTATTCAGCGAATCGTGCATGGTTAGTGTCCAGTTGCCCGTACCCACATTATCTACATAAACTGCTACCGAGTAAAACGGTTCAATGTCAGGACTAAAGAAACAACCATTATTAAAACTAGTCGGTGTCTGGTCTTCGATTATATAACTAGGCAATATGTAGGTGTCGGTAAAAGAGTTAGTAACTACTGTTTGATAGTTAGTCAGGTTAATCCCCTCTGAAATCCCTAGATTACCAGTAACGATATTGTTTCGGTAGCCAAACGTATTAACTGAAGCCTGACCGTCAAAATATCCGCTTGTATAGTTATATAGGGAAGTACAGCCTAACCCTACACTGGCACTAGCCCCCCATACTCCGTCATTGAAAACTGCCCCCGAAATCGTTGACGACACCCTGCCATACATGGATACCGTGCTTTGACCTGGGATATATAGTTGGTCGGTAATTGAACTATAGAGAAGCCCGGCACTGCCGTCTTCACTCATTTGTACCATAGGTATAACTGTTGTGGTTTCACCATTAGTACCCTGAGAGATTTTATATATCCACCCCTCATCACCTACGCCCCACCTAACACCGCTTAAATCTTGTTGGATAGCTAGAATACAATCTTTTAAGTTAGACGCTATGGCACGACTTGCAGGAAGTACAGAGGCCTGTGAGGGAAATGTTCGAGTGTCTAGGTTCTCACTAGCATAAAAGGAGTTAGGTATGCCCATTTTATAGTCAGTAGTAAGCCCACCCTGGAAATATTGAATACCGGGTACAATCTTGGGTCTATTTTGTGGTTGTCTATCTGCCATAATATATAAAAACCCCCACTGAGCGTTACTTCCTCAGGGGGATTTGTTAAGGTTATTATAGCACAAATTAAGCGAGAGGGTCTTTAACTCCAATCATATATAGAGCGTCCATAATATAATCGAAGTGTTTTCCGCCTTTGAGAAAGTCTTCTCTTTTAATTTTTCTGCTACCCCATGTCGGTGTCTTACCATGGCATTCAGCACAGAGCGTCCTCCCATTATCCAGCTCTAGCCTAAGTTCTGGGAACAAAGCCCAACTATATATATGGTCAATTTCTAGTTGTACGTATTGCTTTCCACACTCTACGCAACTATAGTTATCTCTAACTAAAATAAGGTTACGCCAATTCTTTAATCCACCACGCTTACGTTTCAGGGCATTCTCATTTGTAATGCCCCCGTTCCAGTTTGGGTGTCGCTCTCCCGAGTAATATTTATGATAACACTCTCTGGAATGAGTATTACCGCCCCCGTTCTTTACCACACTTGGAAATACGTAGAACTCAACTCCACAAACTTTGCAGATACGCTTAACTTTGTCTTTTCGTTGAGCCAATAGGGCGTGTTCTCGTGTGCAATATTTTAACTTATAGCCACCTTTAGTATAGTGCCAATCTGTTGAAGTCCGCTTACTAACAAAGTGTTTACCGCAATATTCACAATCGCCCTCTAGTCGAGGTTTACGCCTATTTTCAATCCCATGCTCAAAGCAACAAAATCTATTGTAGCTATGATGAGCAAAAAACTCTTTGCCACACTCTTTATATTCACAAACCTTTACTGGCATATTGCCTCCTATAATTATATAGGTATTGTAGCAAATTACCGCATGATTGTCAAGGTCATAATTACGTTGTAATCGGAGGTGGAGGAAGCATTAGTATACTGTAACGGTAGCTATCCTGAGAGGTCTGAACCATACCGGTAGTCTTGCTAGAGTAGTTTTCTTTGTATTGGGTTAAGAGTTGATTGAAGTATTCCCAGAATTGATTGGATAGGCCTACGTCTTTACGCTTCATATAGAAGTTATAGGCAGCGTAGTAGACAAGGGCGATATGGTAATCTTCGGGGATATCTGGGGCGTCAGCAATAATAAAGTTTAAGTTAGAACCACCTGTTCCCCCGTAAAAGTTACCGAGTTCAAACTGGTTAGTCGAGTCGTAAATACTTATCTGATACCACGACTCATTAAATCTATCCTGAATACTAAACCACCTACCTACCATATCAGGGGTGATTATATTGTTAGAAAAGGTGACGGTAGTTGAGCCTGCACTAACCGTGCAAGTTCCGTTAGCAGGAGTAGTGACCGAGTTAATATCTGTAAGCCCTAAGTAAAGTTGAGGTTCGTAAGATACGTTAAGAGCTGAAAGGGCGGTGTATGAGGGGATCGGCCATAGTCCTATCTCATCTCTACCTCTAATAAAGAAGTATGTTGGTACGTTAATAGTTATGGCAGGGATTATGTTTATTTTGTTCCAGATGTACTCAGAGTTTACCTGTTTAACAGGATAGTTAAGTCCATTAGCGTTGACATAGACCTGAGTAACCCTAACACAGTCGGGCGGTAACTGATAATACTGTTGGTTAAGGATTAACTGAGCTGAGGCTTGTTTTCGTGTCCAGTATATCCTGGCGGCGTTTTTAATCAGCATTAAACCTTGATTGATATCCATGTAGATATTGGCCACGTCTTGAGTATCGACATTAGGGTTGATTCCGCATAAGTCGGCTGTTCGGTTTACTAGTTGAGTTAAAGTAATCATGGTTTTATTCCTTTTATGTTCCTATTGCGAATACCATTGCTTGGACAGTAGCACCACTGGAGATTGTATCTTGCATATAGAAAGCACTAGCGCTTGTAGCAGATGTAGACTCAGCTATAACAAATTGACCGCCTGTTCCTAACGGATAGGCCGGTGACCAATTAATAAATTGTACGCTGTTAAAGAAACTAGATGGAAAATCGACTGTATAAGCATTACTAGTTCCGAAACTCTCTGCCGTCGTTTGTGCGCCAGTCAATCCCCACACTAACTTAATCCCCCCTATATTTGCATAGTAAAAAGTTCCCCCTGCTGACCCTGAGTTGGTGTATGAACTAACTTGACCACTAAATATAGTTGAGAGTAAATTGGCGAAATCGATACCACCAGAGGCTATTTGTGATGAGGTAATTGTTGCATTAGCTATCTGGGTAGCGGTGATTGTATTGTCCGCCAAATCTGACCCGCTTAAGTTAGTGATAGTATTGTCAGCAGCGTCTATTGTCTTATTAGTTAAAGTCTGGGTGTCCGAGATACCTACAATAGTAGAGGCAGGTGTCGCTAGACTCCATGCACTTGTGCCTGTACCCGTAGATACTAGAGCGTATGTTCCTGACGGGGTTGATGAGCCTGTACCTAGTTTAGTTTCAACGGCTATTAGAGCGTCGTTTTGATTATCTTGCCCCCCTGCTAAGCTAGGGCTGTTAGTATCGTCTGTTGAGCTTGGGTACGGTAGGCTTGTGCCGTTGTCTAGTGATGTTGGGTAATTTGTTGCCATGTTGAATTCTCCTCTATGTTCCTATTGCTATCCATGTTATTATCTTATGTTGCACTCACCAGAAATCCGCTAAAATAACAAAGACTTGAGTCGCTGCCGGTATCGCCTAAAGTCTGAGAACCTGAAGAATAAGCTAATACTTCTACAGTCTGACCCGAACTGAGTTCAAGACAGTCAGAAACAGTAGCTACCCCATTAACATAACCGCCTCGTGAAGCGGTAGTTCCATTAACTGCCAGAGCAATTTCTGTAGTATAAGAAGTTCCGAAGTTTCCTATACGAGCATTAAATTGATAATATCCTGCGGCTGGAGCTGTAAATTGATAAGTAGAAGTGCTGAAATTAGAGCCAGTATCATAAGACTTATTATTAAACTGGACAACATCGGTAAAAGTATTGTCAATAGTTTGACCGCCATTAGCCCATACTCTGAATTTATAAGGGTTAGTTAATGCTTTTGAGGATATTGACCCTGTAGGGAAAGTAACTGTACCGCCCGATACATCAATTCCATCGCTAAATGTATTAAGAGCTGAAAATGTTTGAGTGCCATTTAGAAGGGCTAGATTAGATGAAGCAATCCCGCTATCTTCAATTAAGGTTCCAGTAGTACCATTATACGTTGCTACGTCGCCACTGATTGCACTTGATGGACCAGTTACATTTCCTGCTCCAGATGGGGTCGCCCATGTTCCGTCACCACGCCAGAAAGTAGAAGATGACGCTGATGTACCGCTATCTAAGTTGTCAACGGGTAAGTTGCCGGTGACCATACTAGCTAGATTGACTGCACCCCAACTTGGTGTGGTTCCCCCAATTAAGACTTGGCTTGACGTTCCAGCTGCTAGAGCCGTAGCAGCCCCTAACGTACCGCCGTAAATAATCTCACCAGCAGCTGTCATAGGCGACAATGCGTTAAAAGCGGTTGAGGCTGTACTCTCACCTGTACCACCATTTGCGATAGGTAAGATACCTGTCACACCAGTAGTTAACGGTAGCCCAGTTAGGTTGGTAGCTACACCGGCTGAGGGTGTACCAATATTAGGGGTGGTAAGCGTAGGACTATCGGCCATAACAAAAGTTGAACCTGTACCTGTTTGAGCGCCTGTTGAAGTGGCGTTGCCCACAGAGGTAATTACTCCTGTTAAGTCAGCGTTAGTGGTAACAGTAGCAGCGTTTCCGTTAATTGAACCGTCAATCGTTGCGCTAAAAGTCTTAGTCCCAGCAATTGTTTGGTTAGAAGTTAAGTCAACAAAGTTCTGGGTAGGAGAGCCAGTTCCACCGTTAGCTATCGCAACGACTCCAGATACATTAGTGGCTACACCGGTAGTATTACCGGTTCCTCCATTGGCTAGACCTAAAATACCATCGACATCAGTGGCTAGATCGACTTGTTCAAATGCGGTCGTTCCGATTCCTGTACCCCTTAGTACCGTACTTGCTACGGGGGTACTTGCACCGATACCGACTTTGGTTTCAAGGGCAATAACAGCGTCATTAACTGTGTTAGTGATTGAAGCATGGTCAGGGTCGTTCATCAGAGTAGTATCGGTGATGTCGTCTGGTAGATCGGCCGTAGTATCCAGACTGGTAGGGTAGTTTGACATTATTGACTCCTATTCCCAGTGATAACAGTCCATGCAGTTGGATTACGCCAGTTGGTAAAGCTAGCCCCATTTGTTCCGTCATAGTCAGTAGCATTGGGTGCAATCGAAGTACCATTATATGAATCTTCCATTGAACTATAGGGCGTAGATGATGAATAAGTAATATCTGATCCAGTTAGAGTACCGTCATATGGTACAGCTTGGTCATAGTTATGAAGATTAGCATAGGCTGAATTACTTGGGTCATATACGCCTGCTTCATTATCTGGGGTTTCATTAGTAAACCACTGAGTAGGTGCACCATAGAGAGGCACATAACTTGGACCCCCGTAATATTCCTGATAACTTCCTACAACAAGAGAGTTAGTCCAAGATGTCGCATTACGCCAGTTAACCGTAGATGTGGCCGTAGAGTAACCGTCATAAGGTTGAGCACTATCATCATAGACATTATCCCCGTCATAGTTAATGACGTTAGAGTTATCCGCTAGGGGATTAAAGTTCCACTGAGTAGGCTGGGAGTAGGGGTTGGGTTGAGGTGTAGACACTTAAAACCTCCTTAGACGATTGTGTAGTAAAATGATCCTGAAGCTGAAGCAGCACTACCCTTAACGTATGTTAGACTTTGACCTGCTACATCATATGTTCGCTCGACGCCCGGTGCAATTACGTCATAACTGTCGAAACTAGACACCTCTGATACATAAATATCGTTACTAGACCCGTAATTAGTAATTGTTAGTTGAATACCACTGTCGGGAGTGGTGAGGGTTACGGCCGTAGTACCTAGCGTCTGTGGTGAGTTGATTACCGTAGCACTAGCGTCTGAGGTCTGAATACCGTTACCGATACCCTGTATAGCAACTCTCGCTCCGTCTACTGGCTGATTCCCATAAAAAGAATAACCACCGACATTTTTGCGGGGTGACTTCATTGTAAATGTGTAAACTGATGGCATTAAAAGCTCCTTAGTTTTAAATATAAAAAGACCCAAGAAGCTTTTTACGGCCTCTTGGGGCTAATTACCTAGATTATACCACGCTTAATTAACTAATGCTAGCTCTTTGTCGTGCAACTGTTGCTCTTTGGCTTTTAACCTTATTAAAATGGTTTTAGATTGATCCTGTATGGCTTTAAGGTTATTATTGGCACTAAGCATACGCTCTTTAAGTCCCTCAAGTGTTTGTTGGTATAGTTTGTTTTGGTCAGCATATTTTTGGTCGAGTACTTTAAATTGTTGTTTTAGATCGTTTGTCATCTTTACTAATTGATCTCTGTCTTGGGTCAGAGTTGCTACTTCGTATTCTAGCCTTGTTTTAAGGCTCTCTAGGTTGGTAGCTTCATACTGCAAGTCCATAATATGGGCATTGCCAGTATTGACGGCTTCGTCTATTTGCTTTTCTTGTGTCTGTAAGGCTTCCTTGTTAGTTTTAAGGTCGGTTTTGAGGGACTTAAGCAACGCACGGTTGCCAGATACTTCGTTCTTTAGTTTTTTTAGCTCTTGTCTGTATTCTTTAATTTTAGAATCGTTTATTTTAACTAAATCACGATATGCCCCCTCTTTAACTCGGTATTGTTCGGTAAGGTCTTTAAGGGACTTCTCAGCTTGAAAAACTGTATTATCTTTATCTATTTTACTCTGTAGATTGGCCGACATTTATTCCTAGCTCCTTAGCTAAGTCTTCAACGCTTACCTCAGGCTCGGAGTCTGCGGTAGTAATAGTTTCTTGTGGTTCACCAGCTTCAATCGGCGAGCCAGTAGGGTTAGATATATAACTAAGTGGTTCTCGGCTAGATTTTTCTATGCCTAAGAATATCTTGGATATAATTTCTTCCTGTTTAGCGGCGTTATCGAAGTTGTAAGTAATTGCTCGGTTTTTAGTTGCCTCAGGGCGAGGTTTGGCGTCAGTGGTTTCAATAATGTATTGTTTGTACATTTTCTCTATCATAATAACCGCACTCCAGCCAGGTAAAACTTTAACCTCTCCTGGTGCAATTCCCCACATATCTGGGGCTTGTCTAACGGTTCTCTTTTGAATAACGCCCCTAAAGGGTATTAGCTTAACTTCTTCATTTCTAGGGTCTAGCACCTGCCAGTAGAACATGTGATCTAAGATGTTCATAACCTTAACCTGATCCTCTGGTCGAAAACGGTTATATTCGTCTGGTAATTGTTTATCGTTAGAGGGTACATAGCCCATTATCCTAAAGCTAAGAGGGATTCGTTCCTTAGCACTGGCTAGACCAGTTGGGTCATAAATTTTTGGCGGTTCTTGGTTCATGTTGTTTACCTTTCTTAGTAGGCTCGCCATCACCCAGTTCTTTTATTAAATCATTAACAAAACCTAACGCACCCATAAAGCGGTGGTTTTTAATGGTTAGATCATTTAAATCCGTCTGAATTTTAGATAATTCGGCTTCTAGCCAGACCTTTTTGTTCAGGAGTATGTTTTTATCCATTATTCGCATTTTAGCATATAAAAATATAAACACAAGCAAAAAGCCCCATAAAGGGGCTTAGAGCATGTCGTTGCTGGTCACGCAACTACTATGATACTACTTCCAAAGTGGAACAAAATAGTTTACGCCGTCAACTTCGACTGGCATCCAGCTATTTTGAGCGGCTGTAGCCGGTCCTGTAGAACCGCCAGTGTCGCCTAGAGTGGCTGCTGTAGTACCTGAGATAGCTACAGTTGACTCACTTAATGATAGTGTGTCGGCTGTTAAGCTGCCACTTAATGTAATAGAGTCAGCCGTTAAGCTGTTGTTAATTACAACAGGGTAGTATGTGAGTAAACCACCCTGTTGTTCAACTGCGTTAACATAGTTCTCAATAGCTAGGTGGGTAGAGTTTTGTGCTGTTCGTGCCATTTTAACCTACTTTCTAGTCTATTAGACTAATGTTAATTCTACTAATGTTACACCGCTAGTCTTAGATTCTACTGCTACACCAACTTGGTTAGAAGTTGCGCCTGCGACAGTTACATCACCTGCGGTTGTAGTAGATTGAGCGACTGCTTCACCGACAGTTACGCCAGTAGCGTCTGCGGTTACTGCTGCGATACCACGAGTCTTTACCCATGCACAGTAAGTTGCGCTTGCTGTGTTTGGAGCTTGAACGGTTAGTACACCTACAGGTACGCCCAGAGTAGAACTAGCTTCGCAGTTGTTCCAAGGGTTCTGTACTAGTGTTACCGTGTCAGTACCAGCTACAAGGGCGCTAGCTACGTTGAGTGGGTCAACAAGTGTTAATGTGATCGTGCCGTCTGCTGCTGCAACACTGTTGCCTGCTAGCAAGAAAGCGATTGGGCCGTTATCTGTGCCTGAAGTCTGGTTGACTAGAACGTATCCGCCTGCAAATTGTCCTGCAGTAACAGCTGTTGAGCCGTTAGTTACGTTAAAGCTGTAAGAGCCAGCGCTTAGGGCACTATTTACGTTGTTGCTAGCATTGCCAAAGGCCGTGTTAGCAGGTTGAGAGCTAGGTATAGCTAGTCCCTCGTAAGCTGAGGATATAGCTGGGGCAACTAATAGTTGTCCTGGGGCTACAGTCGAGCTTCCGCCTATACCTACTAAGCGGTAGTAGTCACCCGTACCTGTCTGTCCAACTTGACCTAACTGACTGATTGTGAATCCAGTGCCGCCAGTTTGGCCGTTAGCTGAGCCAGGGGTAAGGCTGACAAGCTGATGTGCTTGGTTAATGTCGAATTCGGTTAAAAACCGAGGTCCTGATTGAGCCATAGTGTTATCTCCTTATTCCTTTCGTTTAGCTTCCAGTTATGTTAATTAATTTGCCTTGACGTCGAGGCTGTGAACAAACCTGGTTACCCATGAGCATAAGGAAGCCCATTTGTCCGTACTGGTTTACTGGGCTCATCATTTGCCTGAATTGCCAGAAACTTGGGAAGTTTACGTCCATGTAGAAGCCTTCCTGTACGTCTATGTTAGAACTCATGCTCTCTAGTTCGCCAGCTTTAAGGGCATAGAAATCTAGGTAGTGTTCGTTTAGGTAGAAGAAAGTTTCGCTTGGTGCCATGTCATCAGGGATAACTGGGATACCTCGGTAAGCTATACTTCTAAATCCAGCGACTGCACCTAGGCGAGTGTCACCGTCTTTAACTTGAACACCTTTTGGAGTTCCGCCAGATACTCTATCGTAACCTTTTACAGATACGACATCGTAGCGAGCCTGTAACATAACTTGCATGATGGTTTCAAGGTCTGTCCAGATCGACTTAGTGGTAAGTCCAATAGTCGGGCTTTCTGAAGTTGAACCAACAGCCGAGATGTTATCAAACTCAGTTGATAGGTAGTCTAGGGTTATTTGTCCGTTAGTTACGCTTGTAACGTCAGCGTTAACAAATGGGTTAGCACTTCGGGTTACGCCACCATAACTTGATGTGTTAGTACCGTTGTCAACGATTAAACCTAGTCCGTCAAATGTTGCACCGTCACCAATGCCGTAAAGCCCACCAGCGATTGATACTGCTGCTGAGATTTTAGCCTCGTCAAGACGAGTGGTTAATAGTCTTAAGACTTGTTTTTCGTTGTTAGCGTTAACATCACGCTCGATACCAGGTACAACTACTGATTGCTCGAAAGCTCCCAAGTACCAGGTGTATAAGCGGATATTGTCCGTAGCTGCTGTTGGAAAAGTGTCCATACCTGTGAAGAAATCGCCAGTGGTTGAGTTGGCTACTTCGATTGGCATGTTCAGGGTTACGCCTGTCCACTCTTTAACATCGCTAAGGAGTCGAGCAGTCCATATGTTAGAGTTGTTGATTTGGTCAACAAGTCTTGGGATCAGCTCTTGGTAAGTTATGTTGGATACTCGTTGTGAGAATTCAATTCCTGCCATATTTTTTCCTTTTGCTTAATTATTTTTTAATAAATAAAAAAGCCCCAGAGATTACAGTCTCTTGGGACTTCTTATCACGCTAATAATAGCACTAGGATTTTGCTTTTGCAATAGGCTTTTTGTTTACGCTACTTTTACCCTCTAGTTTTGATTCTAGGGGCGATAGTTTTTCTTTAACTATTGTTAAGAGTGTAGTATGGTTTTTTTCTAATTGACTAACTCTTTTTTCTAGTAACTCAATGTGAGATAGCCAAGGTTCAATCTTGACTAAATCTCCCCTTAGGTTTAAGTCTTTAGATACTTTTACGACTGCCTGATGTACCTGATTAAAGGCTTCCTCTGGGCTTGAGGCTATAACCTTAGTGCTAAGTTCTCGATCCATAGCTTTTGCCCCCTCTGGTGTAATTAACCCCAGTTCGGCTAAAAACCCTATAAAATAGTGGACTAAATTATACATATCTCTCCTTTAGTATTGTTTTAATGCTTCGTTAATTACTTGATCCCAGCTAGCGGTAGAGGGCAAATTTACACCCTTTTTACCGTCGCTAACATTTGCACCCCTAGTTGTCTTGGGTTGTCTGTTGATTATCTCTTTACGCTCTTTGTCTTCAGCTTTTTGTCTTTCACCTGTTTGGTTGTTCCTACTTTTCCACAGGTAGTAGGCATCTTCAAAACTTGGTGGGTAGTAAAGTCGCTGATTAGCGTTAGCTGCTTCTAGCCGTTTAGTTTTCTCAGCTTCGTAGAACTTTAAGACCTCTCTGGCTACTTCTGCTCTTGGGTCTTCGTCAACGCTCATGCCGGGCGTAAAGGTTGGTATTAAACCCTCTCTCTGTAGCTTCGCAATATCGTTGGCAATATCCCTACGCTCTCTAGCCGTAAATGCTTGAGCTTCTTGTTGTTGCTGGGTGTTTAAATAGGTATCGGCTAAGTTTCTGGCACTAATCGCTTGAGCGGCTGTAGCTTGGTTAAAACTAGCTTGGTCTTTAGCTGAATTAAACTCGAAGTCGTCAGGTAGTTCTTCGGCCATTTTAACGGTCAATCTGACGGTCTTACCACCACTAGTACCGACAACGGTTATGGGTTGAAGTCCGTCATAAACGTAAGCCGCTAACTGCTCTTGGGGAGTTTTGGGCTTAGTGCCGTCTGGCAGGTCTGGCTGTTCTTCTTCCTCTTCTAGGGCTTCATCGGCATAATAACCCTCCACCTCTTCTTCGTCTTGTTTTTCAGACTCTTTTGTGTCGTCTTCTGCACTCTCTTCTTTTTCCTCAGTGCTTTCGCTAGACTCGGCTGACTCATCTTCTTTAACCTCCTCTTTTACCTCTTCTTTGTCGTGCTTTTCAAGTAGCTCATCAAGGTTTAAATCTTGCAAGCGTTCTGGCTTAGTCTCAAGGACTGGCTCTTCTTCGCTTATTTCTATGTCGTCTACCTTTGGCATAAGTTCTCCTTTTTTTAAACTAAATTAAGATTCATGGGATCGGTGGCGTCAACTATGGGTTGGGTATCAGGGCTTAAGATTTGACCCAGTTGCATACGCTCATTGGGGTTGACCTGCATTAAGACTTCGTTAAGTAATTGATCGACAGGGCTAGGGGGTGCTGGGGGCATAGGAGAGCCCATGCTTGGCGAACCCATAGGTGGCATTACGCCCACTCCCATAGGTGCAGTAGGCGCTCCTACTCCTCCAGCTAGTGGCATCATTGGTGGTTGTCCTTGAGGGGGCATTGGTGGTTGGGGTTGTGGTGGGGATTGTGCTGGGGGTTCATCTTCAGGTGGTTGGCTAATAGTGTCTAAGGATTGGCGTAGTTCAAAACTGTTAATCTCTTTTTCGACAAGTTTAAGCATTTTATTTTGAATCGGGGTCTTAGCTTTTAAGAACTCCATAGTTATTAACTGCTTGCGGTGAGTGGCTATATGGTTTTCATCTGCTTCATCGTCTGGCTTGACGTCTTTAGCACCGCCCATGATCGCAACATACTCCATAGTGGCTTTAGAGTCTTGGCCTCTGGTTTCAGCGTCACGGCTCAGGCTCATTGGGTCGGTCTTCCACTTAACCCAGTTTTCATAGCGTTGCTGGGGGCTATCTAGGTCTAGGTCTTTGTATAAGTCGAGGGGAGAGATTAAGCCCATTTTAGCTAGGTTAAGGGCGGTTGCTTGGCTTCTGGCTTTATCATAAGGCATAGTTGACCCGGCTGACACATTAACCATCATGCCTGTTTCAATTGTATCCCTATTAATAGCAACGTAGTCGAACTCGCCATCGCCACTGTTATAAATAAACCAGCGTTTCTCAGTGTAGTGAACCATCATCATTTGTATTAAGAAGTTGAAGTATTCTTTGGCAGTGAACTCAATCGATCGGACTAATCTATCTAGTCGCCCGGTGGATTGATTCTTAATCATTAGTGCTTCAGTGGCTGTTTGGTCTTTGCCGGCTTCACTCTGGTTAGAACCCTCAGACTGAGCTGGGGTGGCCATGATAGTTTTAAGGGTGGATCGCAAGTCTATTTTATCGTCTAGTACATAGTCGGGTAGCATGTGAGGTGGTATCTGCATGACATAATCGCCTAAGGGTCGCCCATTAGTAGCTATAATAAACTTCTGGTTTGGATCGCCAACTAAGTTCTCTACGTCATCAGCCGTTATGCCCTCAGAGCTAAAGGCTAAAAAGCCATTGGCTGTATCAGCGTTTTGCATGATCTGGCTACCACGCTTGTTTAAGATGTCCTGCATGGAGTAGGCTTGCTCTACGGGGGTTGTTTGGTCTATCCAGTGAGTGCCGTCGTTTAGATAGTTAATAGGGATATAGGGTTTGCGGTGTTCATCAAGGAAGTTCTTATACTTACCGTTATCGCCGTCATAAATCCAGTTAAGGTCCTTGTATTGATCGAGCATGACATCTTCAACGAACTCAAAACACATTTCATCGGGTTTGTCGCCATACTTCTTATAGACTGTGGCGTGGACTTCCCACCAGACTACCTCAGCACTTAACTGACTCTTTGTGCCACGTCTTATGCCAAGAGCCTTGAATATATCGTCTTTCTTTGAGGGGTACTGTTCTACTAGTTTTTCTACACTCTCTTTGTGAGCTTCGGCTATAAACTCAGGGTTGCCGTTCATTAGTACGTTTTTATCGATTACTAACCAGTCCGGGTTGATAACCTTTGGTACAACATCACCGTCTGGTCCGACATCAGGGTCGAACACTAGCTTAATAACACCAAGTCTTTTTATCAGCACATCATGTACTATCTGTTCAAAAATCTTAACCAAGTTATATTTTTCGCTATGGGCGTTGATTGCCTTATTAAGGTCTCTAGCTAGTAGCTTAGATTGTTCAGCGTCTTGGGCTGGCCATATCTCTACTTTAGGGCTTGAGGCTGTAACGTAAGCTAGTATGGTATCAATGGCAACATAGATTTCGTTTTCTATATAAGGGATCGAGTAACGGTAGAGCTTCGATACATCAATTTGTTTACCGAGTACCATACGCTCTGACTGAGCCCTAGCGTATCTAAGGTTGTAGCCTTGCATGTCATCCCAATAGCCAATTGAGTCTCTGATTCTCTCACGGATATTATTGATAATGTCTTTGGCTGCTAGGTCAGTGGTTAAACGTGGTAGCTGATCGACAACACCAGACTCATGGTTGATATTATCTACCCGAGTGTCTGGAAATGGTGTGGCAATCTGTTCATAATCCATATTTTTGCTACTTTGTCAACATTATTCTTTCTACTACTTCTACATTAACGTGTTTGTCACAATTTCTACATCTATAGTATCTGTTAAATTTTGTGGTTTTATATATCTTTAAATCATCAATACTAACCAAGCAACAATTACACCCTGAGAAGTTATTTCTGCGCTTATCTGAGCGCCTGACGTTCTCTCGTTGACTTATTTTCTGTAAATGTGAAGGTCTAAAACACAGTTTATTGCTGCAAACATGGTCTATAACGATCATAGCTCTTTTTGTTCTTGGCATAGCTTCGTTATGCGTCAATGCCCACATCAATCGGTGAACACGCCACATAGGCTTATGCAAACCTTCTGTCCAATAACCATATCCAGATTTAGATTTAGCTCCTTGCCAAACCCAGCAATCATTATTGTCTATGCTTATTCGGTTGAGTAGTTTTGTCTGTATTTGTTCTATGGTTATATTTGGTGGATACATTTAATGCCTTTTTTATTAGCCTTATGCTCGCCAAACCATATGCTTAATCGCAGTATAACACCTTTACTTTTAATTTCAAATTATTTGTATCATTATATTGTAGAACGTGTTACAACGCTTGCACTTTAATTTAATATAAGCGTTTCTAGTTTGTTCAACAAGACGAGGGGGCAAACCTAAGCCTACTATTAAATAGACAACTTTGCCCTTTGATTCTAGTAGTAACGTGCCGTCTTCAACACACCGTATGTAGCGTATAGAATCATCAGGGTGCTGATAAACAAAAATGGTGGATTCTTTCATGGTCTATATATCCAATCCCGGCCACGAGGTTGCAATGTTTTCTTAACTGCATTGGCCATCATTTCATCAAGTCCTGCTCCAACTAAGTTACCGTCTTCATCAACATAAGGGGCTTTTGGTTTCTGGCCTGGTTGCTTAGGGGTGACAATGGCACTAAAGTTATTGGAGGCAATTGAGTACAAAATGTAGGTTAGGCCGTCATAAGCATGATCTTCTTGCTGGTCTGCTAGTTCTTCAGGTCTTAAGTCTGAATAAACTAACATGGGCAGCGTTCTAATTAAGTTGACACAACTCTCGCTTACCTGTAGATAAGGTTTACCCAGTGTACTGTCGCTTAATAACTGGTGAAGTAAGGCTTGGCGGTTGATCTTATGCTGGTGTGTGCCTGAGGGGGCTTTTACAATTGGCGTGCGAACTCCTAGTTTATCGAATACATCTCTGAATTGCTGAACAATTGGCATTGTGCCGCCTAAGTTAGAAAAGGTGTCGTGAGGCATAGCTAAGAACTGTACGGGTTCAGATTTAAAATACTCTGCTAATTTATACGCCCAGTCTTCGGGTCTAGTCTGATTGCCATATAGTTCTCTGTAGACATAATAGAACCGTCCTGCTTCGTTTTCAGGGGCTTGGGCTACCCAGTATATAGCCGTGTTGTCGTTATAGCCCCAGTCTAGGCCACAATAAAGCTTACAGTCATTTAGATTGACAGGTAGTTCGCTAAAGACGTGTTTGGTTCTACGCCACTCGGTAAATACCTGACCACTGAATATATCCCAGTCACCATGTAATAAGGCTCGCTTTAATGACTCATCACTTAATGCTTCAAGCTGTTTGGTGTAAGACTCCCTAAATACGGGATTTGGGTGATCGCTTACTGTTGCCGGTATAAACATCTTAGTAACACCCGTTACATCTTTAAAGATAGTTTCGGGGGTGTGTCCATCTATAAAGTAGGCTTTAACCCAACCATGACCAACATTGCCGGGATTAGACGCCCCCATAATACGCATAAGTCTAGGTTTCTCACTTCTAACTCTAGTCTTTAAGTACTCATACTGGTCTTGAGTGAAGTGAGTCAGTTCGTCAAATAGGAGTGTGTGAATCTCGGCACTCTGATATCTATACTTGTCTGCTTCGTTGTCTAAGTAAGCAAGCTGAATAATTGAATTATTACTAAAGGTAAATGTTGAGTCTTGCGAATTGTACTTAAAAGGGTACGGTCCTAATTGTTTATATAGTTCAGGTAAGACACTTTGTTTAAGCTCTTTAATAGTACGCCTGAATATATATGTGTGATGACCCTCATCTTCTAAGCATGATGTGATCGCTTCATCACATAAAGCAGCCGATTTGCCACCACCAGCAGCACCACCGTAAAAGGTTTCATCAGCTTCACTGCTAAGAAACAGTGTCTGCTTCGGGCTGGGTTTCAGGTTGGGTACTAATACGTCCATTTGGTCTTGGTGTTTGGTTGATAAAGTTTATATTAACATTTTGTTGCAAAGAGTCATCTCTTGCTTTACCTTCTAGTCTATCAAGTATCTCTCTATATGCACCAAGATCACCCTTTCTGGCTTTAATAATTTGCTGTAAGTCTAGTTGTTCTAATACTGTAAAGCCTTCAACTTCACCTGTAATGGGGTTGGTTAAGTCCTGTGTAAGTTCAAGTAGTCTTCTAAGTCTAGTCTTAGAGTGCTGTATACCTTTGGGTTTACCTTTTGGGTTTCTGACTTCACCTTTTTTAGCTGGTATTAAGTTTTCAGGGTTTGGCATATTATCTAATCAATTTCTAATCAATTTACAACTGGCGTATTTTCTTCCCAGCCAGATTCGTCATTATTATTAACAAGCTTCCAGTATCTTTTGCGTATTACGTCAACATATTTAGGGTCTATCTCCATACCATAACATATTCTCTTTGTTTGTCTTCGGGCCAGTCTACAACCTTAACTGGTACTTCTGTTAGGCCAGCTTCTTTAGCTGCTCGGTATCGCATGTTGCCACCAAGAATAATATTATCTTTGTTTACCACTATCTCTCTAGCATCTAACATCTCTGGGAAGTCTTTAAGGCTTTGGACTAGCTTCTTAAACTTATCATCTTTAATAAGTCGAGGGTTATTGGGATTAAGTTTGATTTCTTTTACTGCTAGTTTTTGCTTAAGAGTTGCCATTTAGTTTTTGCCCTTTTCTTTATCTAACAAATAAGGGATAGTCTCTTTAATAAGAATTGCAACGGTTCGGGGGTGAGCTTGTAAGTAGTCAAAAACTGTTTCAAGGAAATCTTTTTCACTATTTTTATCTCGTTTACATATTTCGATTCCTGTTTCTCTTAAAAGGTCATCAGATTTATTTATAAGTCTTTTTATTATATTAGCTCGGTATTCAGGCATAGGGTGTTTTGATTTTGTGTCGTCGTCAATTAACTTTTGTAAATATTTTCCATAATAATCTAAGTCTGCTTGAAAATTTAAAAGCATATCTCTTATCGCTGGTTCTTGTTTAGTGTTGTTTGCCATTTAGTTACATTATATCACACTCAAATACCACCTAAAACCCTTTATTAATAACGAATAATGCAAGAATTATTATCATCGCAATAGATACTAAAATAGCAAATATACTAAAACTAATTTCATCAGATAAAAAGTTCTTTATAGACTTCATCAACCCTCCTTAACTAGGGTAGAGAATAGTCGGGGAGCATTTTTGCCGTCTGACCGAGCAATAGATGCTAACTCAAGCACTCTAGCCACCCCCAAAGCGTAAAAACGCTTACAATACCAGCTTTTAAATGTAGGATTGATTAAGTCTGAGCAATCTTCAATGAGTTTGTCTGTGGATAAGTACTTGACATTGGTGTTATTATTAACAACTGTAACAGCTGTATTAATATATTTATTAACAGTTGTTGTAGCTACAGTTGTACAGTTGTTATTAGTTAGTTGTTTGTTTTCTAGGATTTTATCAATTTTCACTTGACTTTTCCTTTCCGATCCCTCATACTTAGCAATGAGGAATCCGCCCCAGAGTAAAATCTGGGGTTTTTCTTTAGTTAATAGCCGATTGTACACTCGACAGGCTTCGGATTTTTCTTATTGAGGAATCCTCAACTTGTTTGTCATTGTAATCTATTTAACTAATAAATTCAACTACTATAGCTAGCGTGTGGATAAGATCATGTAACACTAGGCAGGGGGGACGTTCGATATATTCCCGGCACAAGCATATTCACTTAACATCTTAGCTGTAAAGGGGATAATTGTTGTTGTTATTTGATTATATACGTTGTCATAAGTGGGGCTATCACCTGCCGGGACTGGTAATCCATACCAGTTATAACTAAAGACTAAATTAACACTAGAGTTATTTATAAAGTAAATGGGGCATGACGGCCAAGAGACCCCATTAGTATTAAAGTAGTCTAACCACCAATCAGGGTTGAGGTCGGCTTCTATTTGAGTAGTATTCATGCGAGGAAGCATAATCTAATTATATGTTATTTATAGTAAATTGGGTATGTCTGATAATTCTGGGGTTTAATATTAGTGATCCCCCCAGCACAACCTAAGTTACTAAGTTCATAGGCTGCTTCTTGCATAAGAGCCTGAATATAGTTAGATTGTTGATCGGTAGCAAAAGGATCGAGTACCCCATTACTCTGCCACTGATGATAGTTGCCGGCTTCGTCTTGAAAATAGAGCATAGTAGAGGGCATGATCTGAGGGTAGCCGTTATCGTTAGCATTGACTGTAGTAGGTGGGTTTAGGTAGTTAACTGTCCACCAGTCAGCATTTAAAAGCGGTAGTATTTGGTCAGCTGGTAAGCTCATCAAGAAGAGGGTACACTCTCTCGGCGTTTTTAACTACTACTTTAGCTTTTGAGCCGTTATTAAATGTGATAGTGTCACCGTAATACGGTTTCTGATTAGGGGTTACCCATATCTCATCAGGTACTTCATAGATAATTTTAGTAGCCCCCCGGATCGTCTTATATGAATCAATAATTATATCGTCTAGGTCCTTAGCTATTTTTTTACCGTCTAGCGGTCTTAAGTCTATTATGGTCATGACTGTGCCCCGTATACACTACTTAGACTACTGTACCCTACTACGTTTGTACAGTGCATATCGTAAAGTCTTTGGGCGGTTTGGGTCATGAGTTGATCTATTAGGGTAGATAACGTATTAACCCCGTTTGTAGTCACTGATTGATTTGGGGCGATAGTCTGGGTGGTTGTTCCGGTATCAGGATCGTAAGTTGAATAAACCCCCGATTGATTCAGCCCATAAGTAACATAAGGGGCACTTGATGTATATGTCATGGTGATCCCACTAGAGTTCTGGAAGTTAATGTTTGCACTAACAAAAGAAGTTTGCCAGTTATTAGGTTGAGATACTGTCCACCAGTCTGGATTAAGAGCGTCTAGTATCTGTTGTTTATTCATAAGCATAATTATACAACACTTTTTTGCATAACAGTATTGACTTTTATTTTGTTATGCTATACCATGTAATTAGTTAAGCAGGCACAACCACTTAACAAACGTTAGACAAGGCAAGTATACAGGCGAAAGTCCTGCCAGAATAAAACCAAAACTACTTGCCTAACCCTAACCAAAATAATCTAACAAGGGAGTTTGTATGAAGATTAACGTAATAGACAAAGACTTTATTAGCTATATTAATGTAGGTGTTTTAGATAAAGACGCTTGCACTCACGCTAACACTGAAATAGTTGACGAAGATATTTATTTAGACCCTGAACACTGCTACTCTAGCACTTATCTGGCATGTAAATACTGCCATGAGGAAGTAGTAGGTGATCCAGAGGGATATAGCGAGTACGATTATGAAGATTAATGTAGAATACACCCCTAACGAACAGACCATACCCGTACTGAACGGAAAAACCATTAGTGGACTTATGCACGACATAAATATTATTAACGATAGCCTAACCGTAACCCTTAACTCTAACGTCTGGGATTTTCTAGTATCCCCCGAAGAGATAAAAGGAGCTGAAGAAGATGACTAAAGCAGTAGACAAGAAAATAGACTCTCTCCAGCTTGAACTAAAGCAAGTTAGTCGTGGCCACTCAATATTGAACGAAAACCAAGTCCAGAAACTATTTAACTCAACCCCTAACCGTTGGACTTATAAGCGACCTGCTAAGGGCGGTGGTCAATGGACATACGTTAAGCGTGGTTACGTTAGACGAACCCTCGACTCAGTCTTTGGCTTTAACTGGGATTTTGTACCTGAAACTAGTGTCATGGAAGCCTACGAGGTAGCCAAGGTTACTGGCTCAGTAGTCATTAAGGGAACTTTAGTCTGTAGGGTACTTGACCAAAGGGGATCACTAATAGCCGAACTTAAAAAAGGCGACTTTGGTAGGGCAGATGTAAAGTTTAAGAGCGGTACAAAAGAACCCCTAGACTTCGGTAACGATCTCAAGGCTGCTACCACTGACTGCTTTAAACGCTGTGCCATGTGGCTAGGTGTTGCTGCCGATGTTTACGACCCTGAAGAATTTATGCAGATCGAGATTATAGGTAGCGATGAAGTCAGTGACAGTGCTAAGAATAAGGAACGCTTGATTAAAGAAGCTAAAAAGAATCTTAAAGTACAAGGAAAGGCAGTTGAAAATGGCCGAAATTAATATCCGAATAGACGAAGATCGTATCCTAAAAACTATCCGTAAATCTAAGGATTTATCTACTGACGAAGCCGTCTTTAGTGAACTAACCTGGATTATGGACAACAAGCGAGTTATTGACCAGATGAACGAAGTCTGGGAAGACTTAGAACGTAAAGTAAAACAAGCCCTGAACGATAAGGCTAAGAGCTTACTAGGTAAAGACTGGAGTGCTTTAGACGGTGACGGATTCAGTCTTAGACGATCCCTAACCGGCTCAGTCTACACCCTAACCGATCCAGACAAAGTACCTGAGGAACTACTAGACGTTAAAATAACCGTTAAATCTAAAGAGGTAGATAACTATATCAAGGCTAACTCCAAACTACCTGACGGCCTTAGTTACAACCCTAAGCGTAACGAAAGCATAAGGATTAAACTGTTATGACTATTAAGCTATCCTACTCGATTTTACACGCCTGGGAACAAGGCAGATATGAGGAAGCCGTGGCTCAATACCTCGGTAAACCGTTCCCGGCCACTCCAGCCATGGAACTAGGCAAACTTAAGCACGAACTGTGGGAACGATACGTCAACGAAACCGGGTGCTTGCCCCTAGAGCTAGGCGGTGGGGAACTGAAAAACCCCCTAACTGAACACAAGTATGAAAAGACTTTAGACCTAGGTAAGTACACAATCTTAATAAGAGGGGTAATTGACCTAGAATACGACAGAACCCTAGTAGACTATAAGTGCGGAGTTGGTGAACCCTCAACCTATTTAAGTGGTTGGCAACTAGATCTCTATAAGTGGCTAAGACCTGATTCTACCCTAGGAAAGTACATTTGTTTCAACCCCTATACTGAGAGCGTAAAGGTAGGGGCTAAGTTTCTAGGCGAACAACAAGCCGAAAACGCAGTAGAGAGCATAATTACTTACGGATCTGAGATGATTGATTATCTAAGATCACAGAAACTATTAAAAAACTATGAAAGGACACCAGCGTAAGTTTGAGAGACTTATACGGTGAGATGGACAAAATGTCAAGACTAGATTCAGAAAAATATATAAGGAGCTTACCAGCTTTCGTGTTCAAGAACGAATACGGCGAGCAGTTTAACCTTTATTGTAACGGCACGACAGCTTTTATAGGCGGTAGCGAGATAAGAATAATGGCAGCCGATTATACTAAAATAGGTAAGGAAATAATGCCCCTATTCAACCCGTCTTTTAATGTTTGGAGTAGAGACGAACTATATAAACTAGGCGAGGGTTTAATGACACTTAATAGGCCAGAGGGTAAAAATGAAACTATTTAAAACTAGACAGGAAGTTAAATATTTACGTCAAGATATAAATGAGTTAAGGCAAATGCTTGTTGACCACTTCGGTATCTTATATTCACTAAATGACTTTAGTAAGTACACCGAAAGACACCCTAAGTCTAAGCACATACCTGTTACTGAGGGAGAGTGGTTTCATTTTGAAGAAATTATGACGCCAAGTTTAACGAAAAATCATGGTAAACTTTTTATTAAATTGCACTTCAGAGGAATACCCTTAATTAAAAAGGCTAAACCATGAAACTAAATAACATAATCGAGCGAATACTATCTAACCACCCTGAAACAAGGGATAGTGATCGTTACTTAACCCTAAAAGTCTGGGAAGCTTACGGCCTATATTTGAGCGAAAGCCAAAAAGATAAGTTTTTACATTGCCCCTCAACTGAAAGTATCAGACGAACCCGTCAGAAACTGCAAGAACAAGGCAAATACAGAGCCTCAGATCGTGTTTCTACCCATAGACGTATAAAGAGCTATGTTGTACAGCAAAACGCCCCTAAAGCCACTCCTAGTTATTTAGGCGACTTAGTAGAACAGCCTCTGCAAGGTAGGTTAATATGAATCAAAGAGACCGTTTTCAAACCGAAGCCGAGTATAGATCGTGGCTAAAACAAGTACGATCTAAGGCCGGGAAAGTTAAGAATAAGAATAAAGGGTTTGGATCTCACCCCGAATTAGCTAAAAAATATGGTCACAAGACCAGAAAGGGTAACAAAAAATAATGGAGATTTTGCTATTAATTATTAGTTTCATCATAGGTGGTCTAGCTGGATTATTCTTAGCAGCAGCCATTGTTGAATTAGAACGCCAAGAAGAATTAGATAATCAGTTAGAAGCTATGGGAGATTACTACTCCGACTGGAAACCTCAAGGAGATAGTTTCTGGTTAGACACTGACCCTTTTAAGCCTAGACCTAAAGGCAGTAAGAACAAGGTTAAAAAATGAAAGTATATATCCCAGACGACATACTAGATCGAGTTACTGGCACTAGCACTTGGGTATCTTCAGGCGATTATGAAGTAGTCAGAGAGTTTGATGATGACCGCTTAATAATCCGCCTAGATCGTACTTCTACCAGTAACCTCATTACCCTAATCCGAAAGTCAGAGTGTAGTGCATATCTAGCCGACACTCTAACGCCCGAAGATGTAACCGCTAGAATAAATGGCTGGCCAACCACGCTGGAGATGAAAAAATGAAATACCTTTGTGGATTCTATGCAGTAAACCTTGACCATATATGGATTAATAATCATTGTGCAGTATGCAGTCAGGAGCAACCAAATGCCTAAACATCTTACCGGACCAAGTCCTAGTCAAAAGATACGCTATGCTGATGGGCCAAGACGTATTCCCTTAAACAAACGCAAGCGTCTCGCCAGACACCTAAAAAAACAGCCCAACGACCTTCAGAGCAAATTAGTGTTAGATAGATTGGGGGGCAAGTATGATAAACCTAGATGAACAAAAAGTGGCTCAAGAAACAACACTATTATGGGAGGAGTTTATCAAGCATATGCTGGGAATACATGAAGCTAAAACCGCCCTTCAACACTATGTTGCCGACTATATAGAGAGCATTGAGTTGCCAAAGATTAGACGACCAATGTATCGCCCAAATAGACAACTTCCTCCTTATCTGGCGGGTGCAGAAACATTAGACCCTGAACACGTCAAGATGATGAAGTGCTACAACAGCGGATATAATCTTGCCACTAAAGATTGCCAAGCTAAATTAGATGAAGCAGTAAAGGAGCTGAGAAAATGAGCTCACTTAGAGCACGCATTGCCAAACTAGAACAGTTTAATGAGGAACTAATCCCCTATATTCAATTTGAGTCAAAGTATCATTATCTTCCAACTTTTACCCCAAATATAGTCCCCAGACACTATACGGTAGCAGAACGCTTAGACCACCTAGAAGAACGTGTCAATGATTTGTGGTTGTTATTTGACTACCTCAACGTAGAACCTACCACCGAATCAACACACACACTTAGAAAGACGCAGAGCAAAAAAGTTAAAGCTCTAAAGGAGAATAAGTAAATGACTAACCAAACTCCAAATGAATTTAAACCTAGCCTACCCTACACTACCTACAACGATAAAGGAGAACCAGTAATGGATATAAAAGCTATTAAATCAGGAAAACAAAAAGCCGCTAAAAAGCGACCTTATGCCGATCGGGGAAACCCCAGTCCAGATACTATTATACACTCTAACCAACCCTCTAGTAAAGTAAAACTACACACAGACGATAAAGTATTGGCGAAAGTTTGGGGTCAAACTATAAGTGCTACGGTTTTAGTGGCTGGCAAGTTAAAGGTGTTAGTTAGTTTTAATGAAATTAATGAATTGGGCGAAAAGACTCTGCGTTCAGCTTGGGTGTGGAAATGGAGGATATGGAAATGACCAATAATCCCTCTAGTAAAAGCGTTGACGAGATATTGGGAAACATATTTGGTATGTGGCTTGCTACGGCAAAAGATGGCACGCAATGGCTTGATGCTACACTTTGGCATATTGGAGATGGTATAGATGATTGTTCTGGTACAGATGGCGACGAGCAGTTAAAAAGCTATCTTGAATTTAAGTCTGCCTTGTACCAGCTTATTAAGGATAGAGTGATAGGTGAAAACGAATATGTTATTAACCCAGTTGGAGAGTTAAAAGTGCGTCAAGAGCGTGGCGATATGTTCCATAGAAATCAGTTCCGAAACTCTCAGAGAAAAGCATTACAAGAATTATTTGAGGTAAAAGACGATAAGAACGGAGATTTATTGAAATGAGTAAAACTTACCTTAGATGTTGCAAAAAAACAGTCGAAGGTATTTATATCGATTGTCCTCTTTGTGGTGCTGATTTATTAAAACTAATCGGTATAGAAAGGTATTGAAATGAGTAGGAGTGAAGATTTAAATGTACTGACCGAAGTGCTCGTTGGCTCACGGCTTCATGGGCTTAATACGGAAACCTCAGATTACGATTACAGAGGTATACATATCAATCCTCTTAAAGACGTTCTGAGTCCATTTAAGACACTTAAAAATACTTCTTGGATTGAGGGCGATATAGATAATACTACCTATGAATTGGCAGATTTTTGTAAGCAGGCTACTCATGGTAACGCCACTATTCTAGAAGTGTTTTTTTCTGACCAAATAGTTAAAACAACTCCTACTGCAGACGAGATGAGAGCTAACTGGCAAAAGTTCATAGACACTAGGAAGTTTGTAATGGCTAGTCGAGGCTACGCTCATAACCAATGGAATAAGTTTTATAACTTTGAGTCCGCAGGAGCAAAGGGCCAAGAGCGTACTGCTAAATTTGCCGTAGCTTTTCTAAGAGTTATGTGGCAATGTGAGCAGTTTTTACTAACCGGCAAGTTTAAATGCAGTGTAATAGAAAGTGACCTATATGAGCTCTTAATGACCATTAAGCCATTAACTGTTGATGAGATACAACCTTATTTACCAGATATTGTAGCCGCTATGTCCGACATGAACATGCGTGTTAGTGTAGCTGAGAGTAAAAGCAAGTTTTTAGACATGAAGCCAGATATTAAATGGATAGAGGAGTTTATTTACCGTGCCTACACCGAAAATTGATATAGCTAAATTTAGTGACTATGCCAGCAGGAAGTTAATTACTGGCCAAAAGCATCCAATGGGGGAGTTAATAATTTGGAATTACACGCCAATTGCTCAATTTTCTCGAACCTGGGATGAAGTAACACTTACTAGTCGAGGCTTAATTACTGATACCGAAGGTAATATAAAAGCTCGACCCTTTAGAAAGTTCTTTAACTACGAAGAGCACACAGACCCATTGCCTAATGAATCATTTGTAGTACATGAGAAGTTTGACGGTAGCTTAGGTATTTTGTATGAGCAACCTAATGGTACTTTAGCTATTGCCACTAGAGGGAGCTTTACTAGTGACCAAGCAATTGTTGGCACTAAGATATTAGAGCAACACATTAAAGAGTTTGGCACAGATTGGATTAAGCCAGGGTATACCTATCTATTTGAAATTATTTACCCAGAAAACCGAATTGTAGTTAATTATGGTCAAGCTCAACGATTAGTCTTACTGGCTGTTATTAACACTAAAGACGGTAGCGAACTAGCCATAGAAGATATTAATTACCCGGACAAAGCTAATATGTGGTATAACGCTAGTAACTTAGAAGAGCTTAGGGGTACTTCACGGGAGAATAGCGAAGGCTATGTTATTCATTTTGAAGGTGGCTTACGCCTTAAAATGAAGCATGCTGAATATGTACGCTTGCACCGATTACTTACTCAAGTTAGCAGTAAAAGCATTTGGGAACTGCTTAAAAATGGCCAAGACTTTACTGAGCTTATAGAAAATGTACCTGATGAGTTCTATGACTGGGTAAAGGATACGGCTAATAAATTAACTAATGGCCATGATGTAGCTATGGAGTCCGGGCGCTTTATAGCTAAAAAGATTAAAGACTTACCAACTCGAAAAGACCAGGCAGCCAAGATAGCTAACGACCCACCAGTGCTTAAGGCCATAGTATTTGCACTACTAGACGGTAAAGACTCTCAGGCCGAAGAGATAGCTTGGAAGTCAGTTAAACCTAAATATGAACAACCATTTAAAGAGGATATAGACTCATGAAACAATTACTATTTTTAAAGGGCTTGCCAGGCTCTGGTAAATCTACTTATGCGCGTGAATTAGTTAAGCAAGGGAATTGGAAGCGTCTTAACAAAGATGACCTTAGAGCCATGCTAGATGATAGCAAATGGTCTAAAGCCAATGAGCAATTAGTTAATTATTGGCAAGAATGGCTAGCTAAAGATATTTTAGATAAAGGCATCAATGTAATAGTAGACAATACCCACTTAGCTCCGCGCCATGAAGAGCGATATAAGCAATTAGCTAAAGCCTGCAATGCTAAGTTTGTTGTTAAGATGTTCGATATCCCACTAGAAGAGTGCATTAAACGTGACCTCATGCGCCCTAATAGCGTTGGTGAGAAGGTTATAGTCGATATGTACAATCAATTCTTAAAACCAGCCCCAGTGGTCTATAAAGGGCCTGCAGGCAAGCCTCATGCTGTTATCTGTGATATTGACGGTACATTAGCTCATATGGGGGAGCGGAGCCCTTATGATTGGCATAAGGTTAAGATAGATACAGCCGACCAGGTAGTTATAGATATGCTAAGGCACTATGACGATAGGGTAATAATATTACTGTCTGGCCGTGATGCTATTTGTAAGCCTGAAACTGTTGAGTGGCTAACGGATAATAGAGTACCTTTTAACCACTTATTCATGCGTGATGCTGGGGATATGCGTAAGGATGCTGTTATTAAGCGCGAAATATTTGATAGGCATATTAGGGATAATTTCTATATAGACTTTGTACTTGATGACCGTAACCAGGTAGTAGATATGTGGCGTAACGATGTCGGCCTTAAAGTACTTCAAGTGGCCGAAGGAGATTTTTAATGTTAGAGGAGTCTAACCCATGAACAGCAGTAATAGTAAAGACTTAGAAAAACTTAGAGAAAAGGTAAATTTGTTTATTGGAAGTCAATTTATTTTAGCTCCTGATACGGCGATAGTACACGAGTGTCCTAATTGCGGCACAAGATATGCTTTGCCAAATAGAACTGAGCCATTTGCACAGACTAAGATAGTTAATTTCATTATGGACTGGGCAAAACAAAGCTCTATAGAGCGTTCTGTACTATGGCAGATGATTGCTGATTATCAAGCAAATAAGGAGGCATTAGACTATGACCAGTAATAGTAAAAGAAGAAGGTGGTTTTGGAAAACCTTAACTGGTTATACCGTTACCCATGCAAGTACAGAAAAGTTTTACCACGTCCAGCATAGACCTTTTAGAGAGCCAAAGATGTGGTCAGAGCCGCTAAGACAGCTGGGGGCAAAAGCCCTAACTAACCTAAAAGAAGCTAACCATGACTGAATTAGAAAAAGCTGTAGATGATTTAACCAAAGATTTCGGGCTAGAAGTTAGCGGTGGCGATTTTACGAAAGAGCAATATCTAAAATACTCCCAAGCCATACTTGCCCTTATACAAGATGAGGTTAGGAAAGGGAAAATCGAGGAGATTAACAGTGTATTTTCTGATATTGACGGTGAGTTGTGGTATGCACACCCACGTATGGCCACAGGTAATGTAGCTAATGAAATAACGCTTGATGAGCGACTAAAGCAGCTATCGGAAGGAAAAGAATAAGATGACGGTGCTTTAACACTGAAGCTAAGTGTGGTCAACTGGCTATGAACAGAACCGCAGCCGTCAAAACTCTAGGAGGATAAGATTGAGTAGTGTGCCTTGAAATAATAGGAAACTCAATTATGCTACTTAATCCCTCCTAATAAAGAAAGGAAAGAGATGATACAAACCATGTGCCGTAAGTGTGGCAATTCCTACTTTAAGTACAATTCTCTGATGACCATGTGCGACAAATGCCGTATCAACAAGTACACTAAACCCCGTAAACAGCTTAAAAAGATCGGGCCAGTAACTAAGAAATGGATCGAAACTCGCCGTAAGTGGATCGAGCTTAATCCGGCCCCTTGGAACTGTTACATTTGCGGTGTCCCCCTAGACATTAACGAAATGGAACTAGACCACGTTAAACCTCGCTCTAAATACCCAGAACTTAGATTCGACCTAGATAATCTGAAACCCTGTTGCCATAAAGATAATTTTGAAAAGGGGTCGAAATAGTGTATAATAGAATAATACCCCAAGGGAATAACTCTTTTAAAGTGTTGTGCCTCCCCTTGGGGATTTTTATTGACAAATAGCATAACAACGTGTATACTCCTTAGCATAAGTAAAGAAAGGCACAACAACTTATGAAAACAGTAAAAGTACCAAAAGTAGATACTAACAAATTAATTGACTCGGCCGCTAAGGCTATTGCCTATATATCCCTAGTAGCTTTTGCCTCATATGGGCTAAGGGCTCTTTTAATGGGTATCAACAAAACTATAGCTTACGTTTTTACAACGGGCGTAATGCTTATGCTAGTTTACATTTTGTCACGAAAATAATAAAATATTATCGTTAAGGAGCTTATGGAAGCTCACGCTTCCTGACTTTGAAAGCCAAATTAGCATTAACAATAATTTCTATATTCATTAGCTTTACATCACCGACCCACCACCCTGTATTGACCGCCACTGTAACCGAAAAAAAGTCTATTAAAGCCACCCCATTGGCAGTTGTGCGAGAGCTGCCAATAGTAGCTAATAAGAGTCAGATACCCCCTACACCACCACCTGCTACTCCACCAGCAGCCGTTGCCGTTCCGACCTCCGTAACAAGCGTAACGGGGTGTAGTGGATACCTGCCCCTTATACAGCAATATAACTGGCCTGTTAGTGTCATGTACGCTATTATGCAGGCCGAGAGTTCTTGTAACCCTTATGCCTATAACCCCTCAGGGTGCTATGGATTGTTTCAACTATACGGGCAAGATATTACTGATCCAGCTCAAAATATTGCTGCTGCTTATCAAATATATTTATCTCAGGGTCTAAGTGCCTGGTCTACTTATACTAGTGGAGTCTACCTACAATACTTAAACTAATCTATGGTATCTAGTCCAGCCGTCAAATCCATAATCATTTGGCTTAATGAAGGTTTGGGTAAGGGGTTTCGATGAGGGTCTTGAATCTCAATGCAGACACATCTTTGGATTATTTTGGTATCACGCCAGGTTTTCTCTAGTTGAGTTTCATAATCTCTGGCGGGATAGTATTCATGGTGGCCGACACTTCTACGCTTGTCTGGCCTTAGCGGACAGTTTTCGTTTTGGTGCAAGCATTTGCCTATCATCGCTATTCTTCCGATTCATCTAAGACCTGTGTTACGAATATAGGGTAGTTTTGAGGGTGTTCAGCAATAACTGTGAGAGCTACTGTAGCTATGGTTCGCATAAGTCGCCAGTAATCCTGGTCTGAACGTACTATTAAAGGTTCATTGTTTTTCTCTCTAATCTGAATTGGCACAAGTAGAGGGATACTCATTTTTTATAATCCCCACTATCAAAGAGGGCTAGTTGGCCTGAGAACTTAAGTGATAATTCGCCCAGTTTTAGTTCGGCTGCTAAATATCTTTCAGCCGCTAATTGTTTAGCTTCTTGCCAGTGTTCGATTTGATATTGTTCTATTTTGCTAGGCGGATTCATAGCCTACTCGATTCTGTTGTTCCCACGCTATGTCTAAGCGTAAGTCTATATAAGTGTCGAGGATAAAGTTTACATGGGCTAAGGCTACCTTATCCTCTATAGCTGAACGATGTCTCCTGAGCGAGTCGGTACACTCGTAGAACTGCCTTTGTAGTTCATAAAGCTGTTGTTTTTGATATTCAGTCGGTATTTCAGGAGTTGGCATCGTATTTTTCTCATGTTTTTACTTTTTGGTGACTGTTGGTGTGCTTAGAAGCCTAACGTGAAAGACTGTATAGACTATTGTGGATACAACCGCAATCACTGTAGCAACTGTTTTGTTAGAGGTGTTTATTACCCCTGCGTTGACTAGGACTGCATAAACGCTAGTTAAAGCTGATAATATGACAGGCCAGTGTAACTTAAGATTTGCTATTAGTTTGTTCATTTTGTTCCTTTCGACTGGGGCTCATTGGCCATTATCCAGTTCCTTATATTATTTATTATCCCCGTAAACCATTGATTTATATCAGGGTTCGGGTCTAATACAAAAAAATTATCTTCAGCGGAGGCATTAGCTGTAAAATTCCAGCTTCCATAGATCGTAAGATTATCTACAACCGCTAGTTTATCGTGCATAATCTGATGTTTTGATGATGTGCCTATAACCATGTCTATTCCTGCTGAACTAAGTTCACTTAATAGTTTAGCTTCATTTTTACCCTTGCTCTGACTTCTGTCAAGAATTAGGTTAATTGCTACCCCTTTAGACTGCAAGGTTGGTAAAATGGTTGCTAATTGTGGCAAATTAAAAGAGTAATCACAAATTAAAAGGTTTTTTTGACAGGCCGAGATGATGTTTAAAAACTCCGTCTGAGTATCGTCACCTGGCGAGCTGTATAGTTTCCGACCGTCAGAAAGTGATAACATATTACTCCTATAGTTTTATCCAGCTGGTTAGCCATTTCCAGAATCTAGCCCACCAGTTAGAGTTAGATGAGAAATTTAAGTGTGAGGTTTTTTGTGTATTTAATGAAATCGTTTTTGTAGGTGAAACTAATGTACTAGCTTGTGTCCCGCTCAAAGGCGTATTTGTTTTGTCTGATGTTTGTGTTGGTGTAACGGTAACTGGTGGACTAATTAATTTATCGCTTACGTCTGAGGACGCTGTAACAGTAGCTGTAAGCGGTTTTTCTACTGGAGTAGTATTCTGTACTGGTTCGGGTGTAGAAACGACTGGAGTAGGCGTAGATGTGACTGTAGCTGGCTGATAAGTACATTTTAAGTAATCTTCAAGACTTCCAAAAAACATATCAGTATCACAAACATTGGCGGTTATGCCTGGTATATGTATTGCTGGCCCTTGCTGAATTACGACACTAACTGAAACTGGTAATGTAGAATTCCAGCCATAGCTGGGTGCTGCTACCCAAGATGGGCAATTAACTACAATTCCCTGTTTAGGCATACTATTAGTCATTGAGATATTTAAATAGCGAAATGGGTATGTATGGGTTCTATCAAACACTCGTTGAACGTAGGACTGCTCCCACTCGCTCCAGTTAGTTGGTATGGCAACATCACTGGCTGGCTCTATGTCATACATCAAACCATCATTTTTAGACAGAGGACTCATTGCATTGACGAAAGCATCAGCTTCTGCTATCGGGTCAGTCCAACCGACTTTGTGATAACCGCCTGGCAAGATACCTGCACTAACCATGCCGTAATAGTTTTGGCTAGCTGTAGGGTCAATCATTATCGCTTGGCCTGGATAGGCATAAGTCATGCGAGTAAAACCTATTAAGTAACCTGCTGCTTTCACTTGCGGAAAACTTATATTTGTTCCTTGGAACTGTGAAGCATCAAACATTGGTATCATTTCTTTTTCTCCTTAGATAGTTTATCTATCTTTTTATGTAACTCTTTATGGCTATCACTAATTTTAAGGGCGGCTGCTAAGGTCAAAAGTGACACTCCTGCACTCATAATATTAGTGTAGTTCCCCCCGATTAGTTCAGTAATAGAGTTAGCGTGTTGGCCTATGTAGGCAGGGAGTGGTATAGAGATACCCAAGATAGGGGCTAGTAATAACACAAAGCCTAAGACAAAGAACATAAAGGCTATCTGAAGTCTGGATATAGAGAACTTGGTCACCCATTTAAAGACCCAGTCGGCAAATTGTCGTATTTTATTTATCATTTTTTTGAAATTAAGTTTTTTAACATTTTATTCTGAGTATTACTAATATTTTTAAGCTCGGTAAGTATGGCTTCTAGGGGCAAACTTTCAACTACATTAATTCTGGCGTTTAGCTTTTCAATAGTGATCTTATTGTTATCTAGCATCTGAGAGTGGATTTTGGCTTGATCCTCGAGGGCTTTAATGTTGTCATTTTGTAGCTCAACTGTGCCCTTATAATTATTGTATCTTACAAAAGAAAATACCGCACCCGAAATACCAAGTATACCTATGCCATAAGATATCGGTATAATACTCTGTAATATACTCATACTCATTTACCTATCTGCTTCCAAAACTCTGCACCAGCAATCTTATTGGCACTCTTTTTACTCTTGCCCTCTTTTTCTAGTTTATGAGTCAGGGATTTAAAGCCTGTACCTTTTTTATTCTTTTTGCCGAAGTCATGTCCTTTTTTGGCTTCTTTAACGACTTTAGATTTAACTACATCAGATAATTTCATTATATGATTCTCTCTTTCTTTTGGGTAGTACGCTTGGTACTTGGTTTACTTTTCGCTTTATCAAATTTGACTT